AAAGACGAACACGCTTTAATGTCCCGCCTCTGGTCGCCCGAATTAAAGGACGACCCGGCTGCGTTCGTTTTGTTCGTGTATCCGTGGGGCGAACCCGGCACACCGTTGGAGAAGCACACCGGGCCTAGGAAGTGGCAGCTCGACATTTTGAACGACATTCGGGATCAGCTTGTCGAGAACCGTAACCTGTCGATGCTTGAACTGGCGCCCAAGATTATGCAGGCCGCAACAGCTTCGGGGCGCGGGATTGGTAAGTCCAGTCTGACGAGCTGGCTGGTGCATTGGATGATGTCAACAAGGCTCGGCAGCACGACGATTGTGACGGCGAACACTGAACAGCAGTTGAAGTCGAGAACTTGGGCGGAGCTTGGCAAGTGGGTGACGATGGCGATCAATGGGCATTGGTTTGAAATGACGGCCTTGTCCATGCGGCCCGCCAAGTGGTTTGAAGAAGCGTTGAAGAAGGAACTGCGCATTGACACTGGATATTACTATGCGCAGGCGCAACTGTGGTCGGAAGAAAACCCGGACGCGTTTGCCGGGGTGCATAATCACAATGGGATACTGGTGCTGTTCGACGAAGCGTCCGGCATCCCGCATCCGATCTGGACGGTGACGGAAGGCTTCTTCACGGAGCCGATTGTGGACAGGTATTGGTTTGTGTTTTCCAATCCACGGCGCAACAGCGGTGCGTTCTTTGAGTGTTTCCACAAGAACCGGAACTTCTGGAAGCTGCGGAAGATTGACGCCCGCACAGTGGAAGGTACGGACAGGGCGCTGTATGACAAGATTATTGCGCAGCATGGAGACAATAGTTATGAGGCGTGTGTGGAAGTGCGCGGCGAGTTCCCCAGTCAGTCCGTGGCGCAGTTCATTCCGGTGGACGTGGCGCGGAAAGCGATGGAGCTTGATGTCGATTTTGATGCCGGGGCGCCGTTGGTGATGGGGGTGGACGTCGCGCGGTTTGGTGACGACCGTTCTGTCATCTCGTTTCGACAAGGGCGGGACGCGCGGAGCATACCGTGGCAGTTCTATGTCGGGATCGACACCATGCAGTTGGCGATGCGCGTTGCCGAGTTTGCCGACAGATACCGGCCTGAAGCGATATTTGTCGATGGCGGCGGTGTCGGTGGCGGGGTGGTTGATCGGTTGAAAGAGTTGAAGTACCGAGTGATTGAGGTGCAGGCCGGTGAGTCGGCAGATGACAAGGACAAGTACGCGAACCGTCGGGTCGAGATGTGGGATCGAATGCGCGAGTGGTTGATGCACGGGGCTGTCCCAAGCAATGAAGACTTGTTCAACGACCTGATCGGCATTGAATACCGATACAACGTAACGACGACGCAGTTGATGCTGGAACGCAAGGACGAGATGAAGAAGCGTGGGCTGGCGAGTCCCGACTTGGCCGATGCGTTGGCGTTGACGTTTGCGCGGCCTGTGGCCCGACGCGATGTGCGACATTCGTACAGTAATTCACGTAGTCGATTTGCAACAGGTAGGGATTATGCTATATTACGGTGAGCAAAAATCCTTTTGAAAGGAACGACTTATGGGCGGCGTTGTTAAAAAAGTCTTTGGTGGTGGCGACAAGATGAAGCCACCTCCTCCCCCAAAACCTCCCGGCATGAGTTCAGCAGAAGTTGACGCTGCCGCAGCCAATGAGCGTGCGCGTGTTGCCGCCATGCAAGGCCGCGCATCGACTATGCTGACCGGGGGCGATGGTGTGGATGACGAAGCCGATCTGGCGAAGAAGAAGTTGTTAGGAGGCTGATATGCTTACAAACAATTATGACTCAAACGCAGTTAGGTTTGATAAAAAAACAGGGCGATATTACACTCCCCAAAGACTTAACAAAGAGTCCGGTGCTCGACTAGAAAAAGCATTAGCAAGCGGAGTCGGTCCTTTACAAGCAATTACGGACCTAGGCAGAAACTATTTGGACGGCGGGCCTGCTGGCGGCCAATCCGCAGCGGCTTCTGTCCTTCTGGATGAAACTGAAAGCGCAGGGATCGACCCTGAAACCGGACGCGAACAGTTCCGCAAGAAGAAGTTGGGTTCGACAACTTCAGCCGCAATGTTAGGAGCCTGAATTGGCATACGACGATCCGAAAGCGCAGGAGCTGTGCAAGCGTTTTGATACGCTGGTTGGCAACCGTACAAATTGGGAATCGCATTGGCAAGAAGTTGCCGAGCGTGTTCTGCCTGCGTATTCGACGTCTTTCCTTGCGCCGTTAAGTCAAAGGACGCAAGGCGAAAAGCGCACGGAGTTTATGTTCGACTCCACCGCGTCTATCGCGCTTGACCGTTTTGCAGCGGTGATGGAGTCGATGTTGACGCCACGAAACAGTAAGTGGCACCGGCTGGTACCGTCTGATCCGTATTTGATGAAAGACCGACAGACTCGTCTGTGGTTTGACGAAGTGGCGAATCTTTTGTTCAAGTATCGTTATGCGCCGAAGGCCAACTTTGCCAGCCAGAATCATGAGAATTACTTGAGCCTTGGCGCGTTTGGTACTGGCGCAATGTATATCGACAACCTGCGCGAAGGGAATGGCGGGCTGCGCTACAAGTCAATTCATCTGGCCGAAATCTATTTCCTTGAAAACCACCAAGGTATAATCGACACTGCGTTCCGTAAGTTTCCAATGACCGTGCGCCAAGCCGTACAGCGTTGGGGCGACAAGGTGCCAAAAGACATTTCGCAACATCTCGAAAAATTCCCTGACCGCGAGTTCGAGTTTTTACATGTCGTCATGCCGCGCGAAGACTACGAGCCGCAGCGTAAAGATTACCGGGGCATGAAGTACGTGTCGTACTACCTCGCCATGACCGGCAAAGTGACGTTGGAAGAAGGGGGCTTTACCGGCTTCCCGTATGCCATCTCTCGTTACTCGACAGCACCGGGCGAAACCTATGGCCGTAGTCCGGCGATGAACGTGTTGCCCGCGATCAAGGTGTTGAACGAAGAAAAGAAAACTATTCTAAAACAAGGACATAGGGTTGTAGACCCTGTGTTGTTGGCCGCCGATGACGGTGTGTTGGACAGTTTTAGTTTGCAGGCAGGTGCCATTAACTACGGTTCGATGACGATGGACGGCAAGCGACTGGTCGATGTGTTGCCGACAGGGAACATCGCTGTTGGCAAAGACATGATGGACGACGAACGGGCCGTCATCAATGACGCGTTCCTTGTCACGCTGTTCCAGATTTTAGTCGATACGCCAACCATGACGGCGACTGAAGTTTTGGAACGGACGCGCGAGAAGGGGATTCTGCTGAGTCCAAGTATGGGCCGTCAACAGTCCGAGTATCTTGGCCCGATGATTGAGCGCGAGATCGACGTGTTGTCCAGACAAGGTTTGTTGCCGCCAATGCCGCCTGCGTTGATGGAAGCACAGGGCGAGTACGAGATTGAGTACGACAGCCCGTTGTCCCGTGCGCAGAAAGCCGAAGAAGCATCGGGTTTGATGCGTACCATTGAGATGACGTTGAATGTCGTGAACGTCACGCAGAATCCTGAACCTCTCGACTATTTCAACTGGGACATCATCGTCCCTGAAGTGGCCGACATACAAGCCGTGCCGCAACGTTGGCTGCGGGCTAGGGATGAAGTAGATGATCTGCGTGAAGCCCGTGCGCAGCAAGCACAAGCGCAGCAGATGATCGACGCTGCGCCCGCTATGGCCGGATTGATGAAGGCGGGAGCCGGAGCCTAAAAATAATGCTCGAACAAATCAAGCAAGTCGTCGTCAACTTTCTACAGTGGCGGCGACAGCAGTACCTTCAAACGTTTGACAACGAGGCCGGTAAGGAAGTGCTGGCTGATCTGGCGAAGTTCTGCCGCGCCAACGAAACCACATTTCATCCTGATCCGCATGTGCGCTGCCAGCTTGATGGCCGTAGGGAAGTGTGGCTGCGTATCGCCAACCATTTGAACTTGTCTGACGAAGAACTGTACGAGCTGTACGGCAGAAAAAAGAATCCCGCTGGTTAGCGGGAAAAGGGGAGTAAAGGAGCTTTACGAGAGTAAGCGTTTCTATTTTTACACCATGATAGGAGAATGTCAATGACTGAACTTGCAACCACCCCCGGCACCGGCGTAACCGATGGCGGACAAGGTGGCGCACCCGCTGTTGGTGGCGCCACAGGTACCACCGCACCAGCAGGAACTTGGTTCGATGGATTTGATGACGATGCCAAAGGCTACGTCCAGAACAAAGGTTGGAAAGACCCGGCAGATTTGCTTGGCTCCTACCGCAATCTTGAGAAGTTGACAGGAGCTGGCCCTGACAAGTTGCTCAAGATGCCTGCCCCTGACGATGCGCAGGGCTGGAACGACTTTTACAACAGGCTTGGCCGCCCGGAGACACCGGACGCTTACAAGCTGCCGTTGCCTGAAGGCGACTCCGGTGAGTTCGCCAAGGTGGCGTCAAGCTGGTTCCACGAAGCCGGGCTGACTGAAAAACAGGCCGAAGCCGTAGCGTCAAAGTGGAACGAGTACATGGGCCAAGCGCAGCAGCAGATGGAAGTGCAGCAGCGCGAACAGTACCAGCAGACCGTCCAGCAAGACAACGCATCGCTGCAACAAGAGTGGGGTTCGGCATACGAGCAAAACATTCAGGTAGCCAAAGTGGCTGCCCGCGAGTTTGGCTTTGACGGCCCGACTATTGACAAGATGGAGCAGGCACTGGGCTTCGGCGGATTGATGAAGTTGATGCACAGCATCGGCTCAAAAGTTGGCGAGGCTTCGTTTGTGTCCGGCGAATCCGGCGGCGCAGGCAGGTTTGGCGTAATGGCTCCGGCGCAAGCGCAGGCGCAGATCAAGGCGCTTCAGGGCGACGCAGGCTTTATCAAACGCTACACGGCTGGTGACGCTGACGCCAAGTCGACAATGGAGCGTCTGCACAAGTGGGCGTACCCTGACGCATAACCGCTTGCAAAATCAACAACATAGTGGAATAATCACATGCAAGAGACACTACGTCTGGAATTACTGAAGCTAGTTAACCGGCACGACTTGTCGCCCGAACAGATCGTCGAACGGGCGGTAAAGTTGGAAGCCTATGTTGCTGGCAAGCCTGAACAGGTTGAAAAACCTGTTCGGGGCCGAAAGGCCACAACCGTCAATCCTTTGGACTGACGGCGGTCTGACAGCAGGAAAGTATGCCGCCTAGGGGAGAGCGAATCTCCTCAGGAGTGGCTCCGCTATTGCGGGCAAGCCCTCGAAAAGTTAAGCACTCAACTTTTTTAGGAGGGACTCAAAATGTCCGTTAATTTGCCTACCCATTATGTACAGCAGTACAGCACTAACATCAATCTTCTGCTTCAGCAGAAGGGTTCCAAACTTCGTGGCGCAGTTACCACTGGCTCGCACGTTGGTAAGCAGGCATCCCCTGTTGACCAAATCGGCAAAATCGAAATGCAATCCGTTGCAAGTCGTTTTGCTCCGATGGGCCGTGTTGACGCACCTACTGATCGCCGTTGGGTTTTCCCTTCGGACTTCGATCTGCCACAACTGATCGACAGTTTTGACAAGCTGCGTTTGATTACTGATCCATCCAGCGCATACGTCAACAACGCCGTTATGGCTGCTGGCCGTCAGTTCGACCGTCTGATTTGCTCCGCCTTCACCGGCACTGCAAAGACCGGCGAATCCGGCGGCACCAGCACTTCGTTTGACACCGGCAATGAAGTTGACGTCGCAGTTGGTGGCACCAACTCCAAGCTGAACGTTGCCAAGATCAAGGCCGTCAAAGAAATCATGATGTCCAACCACGTCGATTTCGATATGGAAGAAGCCTACATCGGCATCACTGCTGCCGACCACGCTTCCCTGTTGAATGAGATTCAGGTCATCAGCGGCGACTTTAATGGCGGCGCACCGGTTCTGCGCGATGGCAAGATCGACTCGTTCCTTGGTTTCCGTTTCATTCACTGCGAACTGATCGAGACTGCACTGGCGGGCTCCAACGAAGTTACGTTGCCTGTCTGGGTTAAGTCCGGCATGTACCTCGGTATGTGGAACGACATCCAGAACTCGGTCTCCAAGCGTAATGACCTTCAAGGCGAACCTTGGCAGCTTTACACCATCATGACCGCTGGCGCGACCCGTCTTGAAGAAGACAAGGTTTACGCTATCGAGTCCTATCGCGCTTAATTGAAGGAGACTGAATCATGGCAAACGTAAATTCCACTTGGATCGGCAATGCAGTTGCATCGCCATCTGTATTGACCACCGCAAGCCAAGCTGCTGGCCGCGTGATGAACGCCAAGTCGGTAGCAACTGTGTCGGCAACGCAATCGTCCGGTGACACGATCCGACTGGTTCGTGTTCCATCCAACGCTCGTGTTGACGCAGTTCTGTTGACTACCGGCGATGCTACTACTGCTGGCAACATCAACATCGGCGTGTGGCAGACTGTAGGCAACGGCGGCGCTGTTGTTGACGCAGACTTGTTTGCGTCCGCACTGGCACTGACCGGCGGCCCATTCACCCGCAGCGACCAGACTTGGGAATCCGGCGAGTACACTTACGCTGAATCCTGTCTGCCACTGTGGCAAGCACTGGGCCTCACCAGCGACCCCAACCGTGAATACGACATCGTTGCCGAAGTCTCTACGACTTTCAACGGTGCAGGTACCACGATGGTTCTGGAAGTTCTGTACTCGGTGTAAAATTAGGGCGAGGCCGCTTCGGCGGCCTCTCTCGCAAAGGAGATCAACATGGCTGACAGATTTTATTCGGTAGTGAAGGGCGAACAGATGACGCACTTGGTCTCTGAAGGCGCCTCCACTTCCAGCGAAGCGATTGAGCTTCGCGTCAACGATTCAATCTACGCAAATAAGCTGGACGTGATTCTCGGCCTTGAGGCGATTGTGAACTACCTCAAGACGACTGAAACCAGCCCGATTGCTTAATAGGAGGCTGGTATGGCCGAACGTAGCGTAGTTGCCAGCGATCCGTCATCGCTGACCAAGTTTTATGTGTGGACTGGGTTGCTGAACGGCGACACCGGTGCGCCTATTCAAGTGCTGGACTTTGGCGATATGACCGTAACAGTTGAAGGCACGTTTGGCGCAGGCGGCACGATTAAGCTGCGCGGCTCCAATGACGGCACTAACTATTACGACCTGACCGACCCACAAGGCAACGCAATTAGCAAATCGGCCGCAGGCATCGAAGTTATTGTGGAAGCCCCTGTGTACGTCCGGCCTGAAGTAACAGCGGGCGACGGCGAGACGTTGTTGCAATGCCGCATTATGGCAAGAAAGGGGTCTCGATAATGGCTAGCGCATCTGAAGTAAAAATCGAATTGGAACGCGGTCTGCGTATTTTCCGTGCGTTTGAACATGCGGACAAAGCCGTCGAGTACATTCTCAGCCTTGAGCAAAACACCAAGGAAGCTGAAACTGCGTTAGCCAAAACCAAAGCTGCCGTGGAAAAAGCAGGCAAAGACTTGGCCGAAGCGCAAGCTGCCGTCGAGGCTGTCAAAAACGACGGCAAGTCTGCTAGTGCTGCTGCCCGGAAGCGTGCAGAAGACGCGGTTGCCCGTGGCGAAAAGAAAGCTGCGGAGCTGGTGCAGGAAGCCGCAGACAAACTGGCCGCAGCAAACGCGGAAGTCGCCAACAAGAAAGCTGAAGCCGAACACTACGAAGCTCGTCTTGTTTCCGGCAAAGCCGAACTGGAAGCCTTGGAAGACAAGATAGCCAAAGCGCAGGCTCAAATCAAGAAACTGTTAGGAGGCTGAGATGGCGAACGCAATATACCCAATCTACAAGCAAGCGCTACTGGACGACCTGTCGGACATTGACTTAAACGATGGCACGGTCAAGGTCGCTCTCGTTGATACCAACACATACACCTACAGCGCGGCGCATGACTTTTACAACGACCTGTCTGGCGTGGTTGGCACACCGCAAACCATCGGCAACACAACCGTTACTAACGGCGTGTTCGATGGCGACAACGTAACCTTTACAGCGGTCACAGGCGCAAGCGTGGAAGCCCTTGTCATTTATATTGATACGACAAACGTAGCAACCTCTCGATTGGTAGCATACATTGATACGGGCGTTACTGGCTTTCCAGTCACGCCAAACGGCGGCGACATTACGGTAACATGGGACGCTAGCGGCATCTTTGCGCTGTAAGGGTAGGCGATGGCGCTCACCTTTACCGGAGCCACAGGCACATCGAGCGCCACCATCCCCAGCCATGCGACAGGGGATTTAATTATCGCGTTTGCGTATCGAGATGGCAGCACTACAGCACCCTCGTTACCAAGCGGAGAGAACTGGTCAAATCTATACAACGCTGGCGGCAACAATAGCAACAGCCACCGGATAGCCGTTAAAGTCGCACGGGATGGTAGCGAGACCACTGGCAGTTTTTCCAATGCCACCGATTTTCTGGTGGTGGTCGTCAAGACAGATTTAACAGGCGGCGAAATAGGCTATAAACTCGGCGCACTTGGTAGCGGTTCAAGCACGACTTTATCCTTTACCACATTCACGCTAGACAACCCGCACAGCAGCAGCCGACTTGTATTGTTCGCGGGGCATCGGTCAACCGATGTTACTGTCAACACCGCGCCGAGCAATTACACGAATATCACGAATCGTTCTGTTACCGGCGAGATTGCGGCGCATCGGTCAGATAATCTGGTTTCGAGTTTTTCGACCTTCACGCAATCGGTCGGCGGTAGCTCATCCGGCTGGCGCACGCATACGTTTGAAGTTTGGGAAGTCCCACCCAACCAGCCGTTAACGCCAACGCTATTTACCAATACACAGACCTTTTACTCGCCATTATTTTCGACACAGTTTTTGACCGTGCAGCAAGACTTCGGGCTTGTAGCGGATTCACCGGATGTTTATTTTGAGTGGGGGCTAGTTACTGAAACGCCAGCAACTTACACCCATGATTTAGGCGACCTTGACGCAACTCAGAATTTGACGGCTGCGCGGTATAACAACGTCAATACCTTTTACGGCCCGACTGTAACAGCGACTTATGCGCTGACGGCTGCAAGGTTTGACAACACCAATACATTCTATGGCCCAACGGTATCCGCAACGTACGCGCTAACGGCAGCACGCTACGACAACGAGCAGACATTCTACGGGCCAACTGTTGCGGCAATCTATGACATTACGCCTGCAAGATACGACAACGAGCAGACATTCTATGGGCCGACTGTTGCGGCAAGCAACGCACTGACGGCCGCAAGGTTTGACAATGAGCAGACGTTCTACGCGCCAACAGTAACCCCTAGTGTCACACTTGTGGCTGCGCGGTTTGATAACGACAATACGTTTTACGAGCCTACAGTTACACGCGGCGCCGTCGAACTGCTGCCGGGGCTGTATGAGAACACAAACACCTTTTACTCTGCGGTCATCACGCAGGAAGGCGGCCCGCAATACCTAGTCGCGGATCGCTTCGACAACACCTCGGTGTTTTACGCGCCGACAGTGGCGGCCGGAGCGATTGAGTTGCTGCCGCCGTTTTACGAAAACGCGCAGACGTTCTATGCGCCGACAGTGGCGCAAACGGGAAGCGAAGAAGGTGGGCTAAACTATCGCTTATTCGCAATTCGCAAAATGCGAAGGTAGATGCTTTCTTGTTGATTTTACAGTACAATTCTCCGGTAAGGAGGGATTAGATGGCCTCAGAAGTCAGCATTGCTAACAGGGCGCTACAAAAGCTGGGCGCCAATCGAATTACGTCACTGACGGACTCGTCCACTAACGCCCGTGCGGCCAACGCTTGCTACGAAATTCTGCGTGACGCGGAACTGCGTCGGCACACATGGAACTTTGCCATAAAGCGCGAAGCCTTGGCTGCGGACGGCACAGCGCCTAGCTGGGGGCGAACAAACGCTTTTGAGCTTCCAGCCGATTTTC